CGTCATCCTTCCGCCGACGCTGACGTTTTCGGGAGCGTTTGACCCAACGATCAGCCGCCACTTCATCGCGCCTCTGGAAAGCCTGAAGTCCGACCGCGTGCGCGAGGTCAACATTCTGGCTCCGCCGCGCACCGGAAAGACGCTGATCGCCGACGTCTTCGCACCGTGGGCAATCGCTCAAGATCCCGGCCCGTTGCTCTGGGTGTTCGCGACCGATGATCTAGCCCGCTTGCATTGCGAGACGCGCCTGATGCCCATTCTGCATGCGTGCGAGCCTGTTCGATCACTGCTGCCGGAGAACCGCCACAAGGACCGCTCGACCGAGATTCAGTTGGCCAATGGCTACCCGGTCCACGTCAAGGGTCCAGCATTAGGCAACCTACAGGCGAGAGGCTACCGCTACCTAATCGGCGACGAGCTTTGGCTTTGGCCGCACGGCCGACTCGGGCAGGCCAAGACGCGTCTAGGTGACTTTCGGCGCAACCAGTCCGACAAGTTCCTCGGCATCTCGCAGGGCGGCGAAACCAGCGGCGAATGGTGGCAGCAATTCACCTCCGGCGTGATCCACGAGTGGGAAGTCCCTTGCGATGGATGCGGCCAATACCAGCAGCCCGTATTCAGCGGGAAGCACGACGATGGCCGACGCTTTGGAATCGTCTTCGCCGCCGACAAGAGACCTGACGGCAGCTACGACGTCGAAAGCGCAAAGGCCTCGGTCCGGTACGTCTGCCAGCACTGCGGACATGAGCACCGAGAATGCAAGCAAACGCAAGGCCGGTGGAATGCGTCTGGTCGTTACACGCGCACCGATGGAGGATCGGAGGACATCCACTCGTACCACTGGAACGACATTATCAGCGCGCAGTGGAAGGACATGGTCGCACTGTTCCTAGCTGCTCGCGTTCAGGCAAAGCGCGGCAACTGGAAGCCGCTCGTTGACTTCACGCAGAAGCAACTCGCTGAGTTTGGGACGGAACGCACGGTGGCGGAATCTGAGAATCCACTGCAACGCGTGGACATGACAGCCTCGGATGAATGGCCGGAGGAGGTGTTCCGCTTCCTCTCCGTCGACACGCAGCACGGGCATTTCCACGTCATGGCGCGTGCATGGTCTAAGACTGGGGAAAGCCGCCGCCTGTTCTGGGGCCAACTCAAGACGCCGGAGGACATCGAGGACCTCAGGAAGCGGCTCAACATCAAGCCGCGTTGCGTAATCATCGACGCCGCCTGGAATGCGCGATCGGTCTACACATGGGCAGCCAATTACGATTGGGTCTGCATTCGCGGCGACCACAAGCGATCGTGGAAGCACAAGATCGAGGAGCGTGGCAAAGGATGGACTTGGGTCGAGAAGCCGTGGTCAGCAGTCTGGTATGGTGATCCAGATTCAAATGGCCTGACGATCAAAGGTAAGAAGGCGATGGCATTCTTCATCAGCAAACCGTCGACGGCAGACCGGCTCCAAGGCCTGCGTGACGCTGGCCTATGGGTTGAGCCTAAAGTGGAGCCAATGACCAAGGCAGAGCAGGATTACGCGGACCAGATGAACTCAATGATGAAGGTCCGCAAGAAGCCGGGAGACCCTGAGACATGGGAGCAAAACGGATGCGAGCCGCATGCATGGGACGTGGCACGCATGCAAGTTTTCGCAGCAATGGCAAAGGGCGTGGCGTGACAGTCCTACAGTTAGGGGAAAGGGTGTGGCGTTCAATCCGTTCGTCGGCCTGACTGAGGCGGAATTGCTGGCTGCTCGTAGGAGCATCCAGACTGAGATGCTGTCTGGATCTCAACTCCAGTCCTCGTCCGCTGGCGATGTGCAGGCGTCGTCGATCATTCAGATGGGACCGTTCCAGCGGTTCGCTCTGATTCAGCGCGCTCTGTTCGCGATCAACCCGGATCTCTATCCGCTTTCCCAGATCCCTCCGACGCGTTCGGTGGCAGTCATGGGCGCATCCGTCTAATGGCTAGCCAACCTGTCAGACTCTTCGACCAGTTCGGGCGGTTGATGCCGACTCGGATCAGCCAAGCTGCCATCGGCTCGCAGCAGCGCCGTGCGCGTACCGGGTTTGACCGCGACTCTGCCAACCTATACAGCGGCACGGATCGACTGTTGCTGATGTCGATGGGCCGGTGGCTTTACGCTAACAACTCGTTGGTCGCTGGATCCGTCGACGATCAGGCCGCAATTGTCTCCGGCGAACTGACGCCTCAATTCGCGGGAGCAGACTCCGAATGGGGCGCGCTGGCTGAACAATGGCTGGAGGACCACGATCGACTCTGCGACGTGCGCGGGGACCTGTACCCGATGCAGACGCTGCAACGCCTCTGGATGCTGCACATCATCCGCGACGGCGACGTTGGCGTCATCTTTACCGAGGGCGCTGGTGGATATCCTCTGCTCCAGACAATTCCGGCGCACAGGATCCGAGACAATGGAGTTGGAACCGCTGGCTCCGACTCGCCTTGGAACGGCTATCGAATCGTTGACGGCGTGATCGTGAACGATGTTGGGCGCCCGTTGGCTTACCGCGTGTACGACGACGCCAGGACGACGTACCAAGACATCAGCGCCGTCGACATGAAGGTTCGATTCCTTCCTCGGTACGCCGACCAGGTGCGCGGATTCTCGGCGCTGGGATGCGCCATGGTCGACTTCCAAGACATAGACGAAGTCCGGCGCTTCGAACTCGTCGCGCAGAAGGTTGCGGCTTCGATCGTCCTGGCTGAGACAAACGAGACCGGCCTTCCTCCGGCGACTGCTGAGAGCATGCTCGGCGAGGACTCAACCGAGTCTAACCCGGATGCCAACATCGCCATGCACACCATGCGAGGCGGCGAGATCCAATACTTCCGCAGCGGCACCGGAGGCAAGCTGGAGGCGCTCAAGGCTGACCGGCCCACACCCGCACAGCAGCAGTTCGCGGATTCCATCATCCGCCAGGCAATGGCTGGCATGGGATGGTCAATCGACTACTTCCTTGATCCGTCTAAGGTGGGCGGCGCTGCCATGCGCGTCGTCGTCGAGCGGATCAATCGTCACGTCGGAATGATGCGGAGCCAATGCCTGTTCCCGCTGGCTCGCTCCGTTGACGCGTGGCGCATCGCGAAGGCGATCAAGGAAGGCATGCTGCCGCCGTCGGATGACTGGTATCGGTGGCGCTATCAAGGCGCGGCCAATATCACGGCAGATGCCAAGTACGCCGCGCAGGTCTCTGAGATCCGCATGGAGCGCGGATTGTCATCTCCGCAGATCGAGGCCGCCCAGATCGGCAACGACTGGGAGCATGTGATGGATCAGCAAATTGCCTTTGCCATCCGGTTCCGCGAGAAGTGCGCCGAGGCTGGAATTTCTACCGAGGAAGTGAAGGCCATCAATACCAACTCTGGGACGGCTCAAACGCCAACCGATCAGACGCAGGAGGTCACACCGTGAGCCAACACAAGATTTTCGCCATCCGCCCGGAGGTCACGTCGGAAGCTGTCGAAGCTCTGCGTCCAAAGAAGTGCCAGGATGAGCCCGTCTCAACGCCTCCCTACGAACTGATTGAATGGGAAGACGAGATGACCGGCGTGGAGATGTCCGTCGCTGTCATCAAGGCGCGTGGCGTCCTCGCTCTGAACGTAGAGGGTTGGTATGGGTGTTGCGATCTGGACGAACTCGCTGAGGAGATCGAGGAGGCGGACGCTGACGCCAATGTGACCGCCATCATCGTCGAGATGGACAGCCCAGGCGGAACCGTCAATGGCACGCCTGAGGCAGCGGAGCGGATTGCGAGAATCACAAAGCCGCTAATGGTCTGGACCGAGGGCGAGCTTTGTTCCGCCGCCTATTGGATCAGCGCAAGCGCAGACGTGATCTACTCCACGCCTTCCGCTGTTGTTGGCTCTGTCGGCTGCGTCCTCGCGTTCTATGACTACTCGGCGATGCTGGATCAATCCGGCATCAAGGTGCAGGTGTTCCGATCTGGCGAGCTCAAGGCTGCCGGTTATCCTGGCACCGCATTGTCGGAGGCTGAAGCCGCGCATTTCCAGGGCATGGTCTCGGAGGTTGGAGCCGACTTCGCCGACTGGGTCACGACGTACCGAGATAGCCTTGATTTGGACGTTCTCGACGGTCGCGCCGTCAGCGGCAAGCAGGGTCTGCGGCTTGGCCTGCTGGATGGCGTATTCATCACTCGCGAGCAGGCCGTCAAATCCTTCCTCGAAAGGATTAACCTGTGAGCATCCTGACCAAGACGATGTTCGCATTTCGCGATGCGATGGAGGCCAAAGGCTGGACGTGGCCAGCGTCCATTCGTCCCGGAATCTCACGCGGCCCGCTGGACGACGACGACACTGCAAGCCCGGCGAGCAACCCGCTTCCGTCGATCATCGCGAACGCAAGCAACGCGTCGCAGATCATCCCGCAGGTGGCCAACTTTGAGGTGTCGGTTGCCGTCGAGGTTCGGCACCAAGCTGACGACAGCACGCCAGACCAACATCTAGCCAACGTCT